GTGACAGCGGCATGGGTGGGATGGAGAGAACCGATCAGCACCAAGGCCGTCAGCAGGGAGGTCAGTTTCGTTTTCATGTCAGGTGGTCTTGTGTTTTGTAGTTCCGCCTTCAGGCGGTTTCAGGGGTTCTGGAGAGGCTTATTCAGGGAAGTCGATGTTGATCGGCAGCTCGACGAAATCGAACTCGTAGGTCGTGTTACCGCCCGCGCCGGTGGTCATCACCAGGGCAGCTCCTGCCGCGCAGCGGAAATAGCCATGAGGCTTAAAGCCGCGCTCAAAGCCGCCATTGGCCGCGCAGGGATAAGGGCCGCCCTTTGCTACCGTGGCCTCCGCGCCGATCTTGCTGCCCATCGTGACTGCTGTGGCAGCATCACACATGAGGAACATGGCGAGGATCAGGTAATAGGTGCTGGAGTCAGCCGGGGCCGCGATGATCGAGGCATCCGTCTGGCTTTGCGCGATGGCCGTCCCCGCACTCCGAGCGTGCCGAATCTGGAAGCGCTCACCGTTCTCCGTGAAGAAATCATCACTGAGCATGTGACGCACCGCCAGCGCCTCACCAGGCTCAGTGCCGACATAGGTTCCACCGACGTATTTCACATTCTTCATGGCTTGGGCTTGGGTTCAGATTTGGATTTGTTTCGATCCGCCAGCCGCAGCAGGACTTCCGCACAGGCGGGCAGATCCTTGGCAGGCACTTCATGAAAGCGGATGCCGAACTGGCGCAGCGCCTCATCGGCCGCTTTGCGCAGGGCTTCGGGTTCGAGATGTTTGAGTTCAGGCATCAGTTGAAAGCGCGTCTCCAGGTGCTGCGTTGCACGCGTTGAAATTCATTGGCGGCCAGCTCCTCCAGCATTTGGAGGGCGGCTTTGATGCGCGCTTCTCCGGTGCCGATGTTGCCGGTGTCGCGGTTGTGATAGCCCGCCGTCATTTCCACGGCGGCCTCCACCAGCATTTCAGGAATGGGGGTAGCCGCGGCGACGTTTGCCCACTCCCAAGTCGTGGGTTTTGCCACCCACAGAGCATACACAGTGCCGAGCGCGCTCTGCACCTGGATGCCCGTGGTGGCGGTCCTGAAATCAACGGCGTAAGCCGCGCTGTCATGCGGCAGCGGGTCTTCACTGAACAGGGCAAAGCGCCGCCCATTCTCCACCGCCGTGAAGGAGATCAGCCCCGCCGCGGGCGTCAGCGTGGCCCCTTCCAGCGCGTCTTCCCACAGCTCCGCCTCCCAGCAGCGCTTCCACGCCCGGTTGAAGCGGTGCATGAGCTTCTCCTGAAGCGTCGAATCTGCCGTGACATCCGCCAAGGCATAGTCACAGGACACGGCCAGGGACTGCATCACGAGATCAAAGGTGGTCAGGGCGCGGCTCATGCTGCGATCATCCCTCCATGCGTAAAGCTGGTGCGGTTGGCCTCGGGAGAAGTCACGCTGCCATACTTATTGCCCGGCACGATGATGGAAGCCGCACGCTTGGCTTCCACATGCACCATCTCCGGGTGTTTCTTCTTGTAGTGCTTGATGAAGTCCGGGCAATACCAGCACTCGTAACCGTTGCCCTCGAGGGTGATGCCCAGCTCAGCCGCTTTGAAGCGGAACTCGGCGGCGTATTGATGGTAGAGGATTGCCGGGATGGAGAAGTCCGGGATCAGCCCGGTCTCATTCTCCGCCACCCGCTCGGTTTCATGCACCCGTGTGGCGATGTCGTTAAAATCGGTGATCAGCGCCTGGTGCTTCCCGTCTGCCTCCGCCGTGAGCTTGCGCCGGAACGAGTCCATGAGCGCGCCGTCACCGGTGATTTCGGTGATGGCGTTGACCACATCGGTCGCAGAGCCGTCGTTTTCCCAAAGCATAAGACAGACAGGAGTTCCCCACCAACAACACGGAGAGTTTGGAAAGCGGCGGCCCGGCTCAGCACCGGGCCGCCGATGAAGGGCGGTTAAGCCGTCGCACCCGTCTGCGCCTTGCCGTGCGCGCCAGGGTTGAGGCACTTGTTGACGTAGATCACGTCGATCACACGCTTGTCGATCTGGCTGGACGCGCCTTCATTGTTCACCTTCACGCCCTGGGCATAGCCGAGCTTGATCAGGTCCGGCGTGAGCAGCGCGAAGTGGACGGTGCTGTCCAGGTCGAAGCTGGTCATGAGTTCCACGCTGCCATTGCTGGACTTATACATGGTCACCTCACGGTCGATGCTGCCCTGCTTCTGAGCAAAGCGGCTGACAGGATAGGCGGAGGTCGTGAACGACTTGTCCGTGCGGCTGAAGCTGTCAAACTGGTCGCGCATCTCCGGCGTGCAGAGACCCATGAAGCGCAGGCCTGCCTTGCGGCGGGTCTTCGCCACGCTGGTGATCAGCCCGGCAATCTCGCTTTCGGTGATGTCCGTGGCGGCGGCCTTGCTGACCAGGATGCTGGCATCTGGCGTGCGGTAGGCGCTGGCAGGCGTGGTGTCCGTGTCGGTGAAGCGCGTGTCATCATTGCTGATCCAGCGGATGATGGAACGGGCGCTGCTGGCGGTGGCACCAGCGGAAGGGGCCACAGCTTCCGTGTCAGACAGCAGGAAGTATTCCACGTCCGAGTAGAGAACCTTGGTGAAGTCCAGCACATTGGCGGCGAGCGGATCGGCCTCATTGTATTGGTTGCCCATGAGGCGCATTTCCTTGGTCACCGCCACGGGACGCCACTGCTTGATGAAGCGGCCCTTCAGCATCGCTTTGTTGGCGAAGTTGTTCTGGAAGTCGGAGGCGATGGGTTCATAACCCTCGATCACGCCACCGGCGCTGCGCGCGGCGAAGGTCTTGAGCTGCCACTCGGGGGTGGTTTCCAAAGGCGCGGGGTCTTTGCCGACGGTGCTGGTCACCGGAGTGTCCAGGGCGATGATTTCAGTGACGCCTTTGCGCACGTCACGTTCGGTGTGGGTCGCTGAGCGGCCCGTGGTTGCTGCGATAGCCATAAAAGTAGAAAAGTGTGGGTTTGAGAATGAGTTCCTGAGTTCGTGCTTTTATTCGTCCAGCAGGTCTTCAACATCGACGGAGCCGCCGGGTGCATTGGCTTTCGCCCATGCGGCGGCTTTCGCTGTCTGACCATTGGTTGGGCGCACAGGCGGCACGGAGGTCGCTTGTGGCGCTGGCTTGGGCATGGGTTTGCCGGGGGCCGCGCTTGCAGGGGTCTGATTCTTCAGGGGAACTCGGGTGTAACGGGCCACGCCATCGCGCTCCTCACGTTCCATCAGTTCCACCTTCACCAGTCTGGCCAGCAGAGCATCCTGATCCGCCTGCGTGCGGAAATTCAAGAGCCGGGGCAGCAGCTTCTTCGCCGCATCATGTTCGGGCGTTCCCGCCTTGAACACATTCGGGTAGGCCGTGCGTGCTTCCGCACGCTTGGCACGGAACTCATCCAGGAACGCACGCCGTTTGGGGATGCGCTCCAGCATGGCTTCCGCCTGCTCCAGATTATTCACCACCTGCTCCGCCGTGAGTTCAAGCTCGTGTCCGCCGGTGAGTTCCTTCGGTGGTGTGCCACCTGTGGGGTTTCTCCGGCACCAGGCTTTCACCCGGCTGTTGAACGCTTCATGAGCTTCAAGCTGCTCCTCGCTCGTCACGCTGGCCAGCGGATCGCTGTCCACCTTCACGGGGGTCGGAACATCCTGCTGCGCTTCCTGCTGAGCTTTGATCTCGGCAAGCTGCGCTTTCACCTGGGCGGCCTCGGCCTGGGCGGCATTCCGCTGTTCGAGCAGTTTGTTAAACCGCTTGATGGCCTTGGGTTTGAGTCCTTCCGGCTGGGCATCGTCATCGTCAGATGCTGCGGCTTCGCCTTCGGGGGCAGCTTCCTCGGTGCTGGCGGACTCGTCACCTGTCGGTGTTTCGTCTTCGGCAGTCTCGGTGTCTGCGGTGGTATCGTCTGCTGTTTCCGCATCTTCAGGGTTTGTCTCACCGGCAGGCTTCTCTTCACCGGCCAGAAAGGCCTCCACGTCAAACGACGCAGAAGCCATCAGCTCCGGGTTGAAGGCGGCACTTGTGTTGCCGGTGGTGGACATCGCCGGTCCATTGCCCGATGCGGAAGGGGCAGTGGCAGCGCTCGCTGTGGCAGTTGCAGCTTGGGTATTCTCAGCCATGAGCGCCATCAAACAGGCACCTCATGGCGGCTGACAATCCCGTGGGGTGCCGACTCCTGCCGACTCCTGCCGACTTGCCCTTACTTTTCCGGCTGGACAGGCTCGCCGAACCACTGCCGCAGCTTCTGATCGCTGCATTTCCCGCGCTCCAGCTCATCGAGCAGCGCCAATAAATCAGCCGCACAGCCTGCCGCACCGGCCTCATAAGCGGTCTGCCCATTCGGCAGATTGGATTTGTCCACCACCGCACCCTGGCAGATCTCCCGCTGGGCCAGCAGCATCTGCGCCATGGCACGATAAAGCGGCGTGGAGCCTTGATGCCGTAGCACGTTCTGAAAGCTGGGCCAGTCCATGCGCGGCCCAAACTTCCCCGCATCCACCACCACCGTGCGGCGGCCTAACAAAAACTGTAGAAGTCTTTTCATGGCCGCAGTCTTGTTTTGAATCCTATCTTTACGCGCATGAATCTCCACGCGGAGACAAGCCTGCCGTTCCCATAGGCACGGAAAAGCTGATAGAGAAAGAAGGGCTGTTTCATGGTTCTTCGTATTGTAGTCCCGCCTTCAGGCGGTCAATGGATTCAATCAAACAAATCATCCCGGCAGCCACAGGTTCGACAGTTGGAACCAGGCCCATCGCGCCAGTCATGATTTCCGAAACGGCACAGGAACAACCAGAAGCGCTGCATCAAGCGTGCCGCAAAACTGTCTGCACGGTGGCCTGTGTTTGGAATCACTTGCACGGCACGATCGTCCCACAATTCAATCATGTGCTGATCCTTCTCGTGGGTGATCGGCAGCGTGTGACCGAACACATCAACAAGCCATTCGTTGATAGCCGCCCGGCATGTTTCAGCATCCGTTTTCCCTGGTGCTACGCGTGCGGTAAAAATGCGCACATCCTTGCCTGAAGTGATCCACGCACCAACGCGATTCACCATGCGTTCGATTGGCGGCCCAATGTGATCAGGCCCGATCCAGCCATGATAGACGGCGAGCGTGCCATCAAGATCAACGCCGATCCAACCCCTGCTATGTCCGCCGTGCGTGTCTGGTGTTTTCATAAATTCGTCATTCGTCATTCTACATTCGTCATTGCCGCGCTACGCGGCCATCTCCACCGGCACACCCTCCACCATCCCCTTGAGCACCTGTTCAGGCTGGGCTTCCTGCTCCCAGGGGGCGTCTGGCTTCTGGCCGGTCTGACCCGTGAACACGTTGTCCTGCTTCTGCACCATCTCCTGCTGAAGGCCTTTGATGTGCTCTTGCAACGCGGCGTAGGTGCTGGGGTTGGCTTGCAGGCCGGGCACCGTGTTGGGATTGGCCAGCCACTGTTGCAGCACCTTCCAGCGCAGATCCGGGCTGTTCACCCGCCCGGTGATGTATTGACCGCTGGCAATGCTGGCAATGAGATCATTTTCATCCTTCTCGATCCGGGCGGCGGACACCTCACCGGGCACAATGATCGTCTCACTGAGCACAGGGTCAAAGATACGCGTGATCATCTCCACCGCCGCGCCGAAGTCGATGCGACCGCTGCGATCCAGAGCGGCGAGCTTGGTCACATAATCGGCCAGTTCCAGCGCGGTCTTCTGATTGAACGCCATGGAGCTGAACTCGACGTTGATGTCAGCGGTGCCTTCCAGATCCTCCGCCGTGGCTTTGACACTGACCGGACGGCCCGCCACGCGGGACGCCACCACGTTGTCCACATAGGCCTGCACATGCAGCCAGAGCAGGTGAATGATCTCCTCAAAGGACATGATGGCGCTTTCCCCCAAGTCCTCAAGATACACCCGGCGGCTGTCGGGATCGACTTCCTTGCCGCGAACAAAAAGGCTGTTCACGTCCTGGCGGATCATCTCCATGGCTTTCAGCGCGCCCAGATCCACGCCCGGCACCTCCAGGAAGCGGGAACTGGTGCCGCTGGTGCCGGTGTTCCGGGAACGCGGCAGCTCCGAGCCTGGGGCGATCCGGCTGCCGTCGCCCATCGCCCGTTCATAGGGTGGGAAACTGCACAGCTCCGCCATCGCCACGGTGCCGTCTTTGATCTTCTTCAAGCCGAGCTGCTCGGTGAGCACGATCTCAGGAATGCCGCGTGACTGGATCATCAGCGCCGCTGGCTCGCGTGCCTCCGCCACAAACGGCAGCTCGGCCACCTCACAGCACTCGTGCTTGCCCAGCAGCTCCGGCACATGCGGATGCACCAGCGTCTCGTAGCAGGCCGGAATGCCCGCCTTGTTCACCGCCTGCCGATACACAGTGAGGATCTGAAACATGGGCGCGTTCTGGTTCTGCTGCCGGTCGTAACTCAGGCCGATGCCCACGCCATTGAGCAGCCAGTCCGGCTGGTTCATGCTGCCAGACATGAGTTCACTCATGCCTTTGTTCGGCTGCTGAAGCACGGCCTCCAGCCAGGCGGCGCTGCACCCTTCCTGCTCACAGCGGATGCGCAGGTCCACCTCACTCAGCCATTCTGCCTCAAACCACCACGAGCACTTGCCCTCCGGTCCCAGGTCCATGCTATGCCCGCAGTTCACCCACGGGATGCGCGCCTTGATCACCGGCGTGCCGCCGGTGCCGCGTGCGGCGTAGTAGGTGGCGGTGCCGGTCTTGGCCAGCGGCGTGATGATGCGCAGCGCCTCTTCCTTCAGCAGGGTGGGGTCCATCTTCATGAGGAGCTGCATGGCCTCCCACTTGCGCTCCTTGGCGTTCAGCAGTTCCTCCACTTCCACGGCGGCGCTGTCCGCCAGTTGCTGCTGCCATTCCACCGGCAGTTCACCATTCATCTCAGGAGCCTGCGCGTTCATCTGCGCGGTCTTCTCCTCCATCAGAAACATCAGCAGCCGCTCGCGTGTGATCTCGATGGGCTTCAGGCGCTTCACGTCACGCCAGTCGATCTTCATCACCCCGTAGCCGATCTCCTCCACGCAGGTCATGAACAACTTCAGGTTCGTCTTCAGACTCCGCTTCACCTGGTTGCGGTAAAATTTCAGCACGTCGTTCCAGGTCTTCGCCTTGCCGCTGTCCTCGATCTCGTTCTGCGGCCCGATCTGCACATTGCCCGCCCGGATCGCCGCCATGCGCGTGCGCACATGGTCCGTCACGATTTCCTCCGCCAGTGGCACGCGGGTGTCGATGGCCAGATCCCAGGGAAAGGCGTCCACCCCATGCTTCATGCCGTCATCCGCCTGCACGCCCTCCTTCAGGCAGCGCCGGGTCATGTGCGCGCGGGCGATCTTGTCAAAGGCTCCGAGCTGCTGGGCGGTCTCCACCGCGTCCTTCACTTCGCGGATGATGTCTTTGGCGGCCGGCATCTGCCGGGGTCCGAGTTTGGCGATTCGATCAGGCGAGTTCATGATGTGGCTTTGGCTGGTGCGGGGGTTTCCCGCATAGGTTCGAGCAGCTCCTCCACGCGATGCCTGTCGTAAGCCGCCCATTTGCGTCCCTGAAAATGACGGCGAGGCAGCAGCGGGTCATCACCCCCAATCCAAAGATTCAGGGTGTATTTGCCATCGGACCCGAGGCAGGATTCAATCATGCGCTTGACATCTCCGTATGTCAACCAGCGCTTGTTCGGCGTGTGTGGTGGGGTGCTCATAGTCTTTGGGTGGTGGTTCAAGAAAATCCCCGGCCAGTCCTGCCCCGCGGGGTGCTGTCCACATACTGCTCCAGCCACGTCATGCCGTAGCGCAGCACATCCGGCGCTTCCTTGGCCGCCTGATCATCGGTGGGCGGTGAATCCTTCCCGTCCGGGATGGCGTAGGTTTTGACGCCGAAGATCGTGTTCACGCAGGTGTCCACCACCAGCAGGCCGGGCAGGCCGCCGATGTCATCCACCAGCGCGTCCTGGATGCGCTCGATGCCGTCGCGCGCACTGCGGCCTTCATACGCCTCCCACTGATGCGCATGCTCCTGCTCCGCCAGCACATCATGCACCTTGCGGATCGTGGTCGCCCCGCGGGTCACGCTGCCCAGCCAGTTCTTGTCACCGATGAACGCGCTCGGCTTGGCAAACTCACCCTCCAGCGTCAGATCCTCGATCACCGCGCCGGGCTGCCCGCTCTCACTGACTTGGTGCCACTCCAGCTTTTGCGTGATCGTGTCGCCGGTGAAGGCTCCGCCGCTGGCGGCGAAATCCTGGAGCACGTCCGCCAGCATGGACCAGATCAGGTGCGTGTAGTCACGATACGTCCATCCGATCTTGGTCCGCGCGATCTTGCCTTTCTTGCCGTTCACTTTCACGCCTTCATCATCTGGCAGCGCCCATGGGCCGGGGTCGATCTCCTTCACCTCGCCGCCGGGCTGTCTGATCCACATCTTCACACCGGGGCAGGGCCATTCCTTCAGCACCCAGTAGCGGTTGCTGCGGTCCCACATGACGATGTGGATGAACCACGGCTTGCTGTCCGCACCATCCGCCACCACCATGATCGTGCCGTGGCGCGGCACATCCTTCCAGCTAACCACATGCTTGGCAGCGGAGAAATGCGAGAACAGCACCTCATCACTGCGCCCCACCTGCCCATACAGCACCTTGCGGATTTCCTCCTCGGGTGCCTCGCGATACATCTTGCTCAGTGCCGGATAGGAAAACACCGCCTTGTTCTGGCTCGTGTGCAGAAAGCCCACCAGGCACAGCGGGTCCGCTGGAAAGCCGATGACGGGCACGCGCGGGTCCGTGCAGCCCGGCTTGTCCACCAGCTCCGGGGCCACGCGCATGTATTCCTCGGGGAACTCCGCCCCGGTCAGCAGACTGGCGGCCATGCTGTTCCAGCCGTCTTTCGGCGTGTAGCTGTTCAGGATCACCCCGAGCATGAGCTGCCCCAGCTCATAGGGCGTGGGCCGCTCAAACTCCGGCGTGCCTGCCTTCTTCAGCTTGGCGTAAAGCTGCACCATCAGCTCCCGGTGCCAGCGCTGCCGCGTCGGCACACAGCCGGAGGTGGCGCGCTCTCTCAGCGTCTTCATCAGCGCGGGGTTCTTGCCCTCATCCAGCCAGGCCAGGGTCAGCTCGATCCCCTGCATGACGTGCGTGTCTTCATCCTCGACCTGCGTTTCCGCGCCAAACTCACATTCACCACCGCTCTCGAACTGCTCCCCCGTCTCGATCTCCACCACCTGGAATTGCAGAAAGCGGTCATCCGTGAATTTGCCGCCGGAGAATTTTAGCTTGGTGTCAGGCGTGGATTTGATCGCCCCCTTCTCGCTGCCCGTCGTGTCCGACGGCATGAAGAACTTCATCGGCCGCTGTTGCAGCTTTGGGCTCTTGTCCATCTTCGTGCAGGCCGCAAAAATGCCGCTACCCTTGCGCTCCTGTCCGCGCTTTTTCACCCGGAAGTAAAGCCAGTGACACACTGACAGCATGGCAAACAGCCAGCTTTTCCCGGAGCGGATGCCGCCGCTGAGCCAGAGCACCAGCGGATCACCCGGATTCTCCACCCGTTTGCGGCACAGCTCCCGCAGGATCAGCCAGATGTCATCCGCCACAAAGCCCTTGGTCAGCGGCTTGTCACCCATCAGCGCCAGATCCCGCTCACGCTCCGCCAGGATGCGCCGCGCCGCCAGCAGCAGCCCGCGCTCGTCCGCCGGTCGCGACTCATCGCCCTCGATCTCCACCTCTGCCGCCACCAGCAGGTCTTCCAGCGTGTAAGGCGGCAGCAGATCCGACTCCGTTTGCCGCGTCCACAATTCCTCATTCGCAAAATCCTCCAGGATGATTTCACGATCAATGTCGATGTCTTCGATGTCAGGCATGTTTCCGGTTTTGGGGTGGCTATGTGGAAAGTTGTTCGGGATATTCCCTGTTCGGCTCACGAATGGAGTCCTTGAGTAGCTTGAGCGTGCAAACGTCACCGTCTGCCAAGTGTGCATTTTGCCTCAGCGTGACTTCAATGGCATCCTTGAGCCTCAGTCTTTCGACATTCTCTTTCATACACAGTTCGCGCCAGTAGGTCACTTGATCGCGCAAAGGGCGGCGACGAAGCCGAACAATGGCACTGCTGCCAACCTTCGGGGCGGGTGTAGTCGTTTCTGGATTCATTGTTTTTTGGCCGCCCCTTCGGTCGGCAGAGTTGGTTCGTTCGCGAAAAGCAGTCGCACACTTGGCACTCCTTGCCCTCATGCCCAGCGGCTACGAGGTTCAGGTGCCAGATCAGGCGGCGGATTGCATCTCGGTCGCTTTTGAGTTTCGGGCGGTAGTCGAGTGTCCGGAATGCTGCCTTGCCTCCCGTGTCGAGGTTGCGCGTGTGGACTCGCACGCGGCCATCCTCGTAGAGCGTCAGCCATTGGTCAGGGTTCGTGGCAGCGCACGAAATCGCCGAACCTGACGATGGAGAGGAACGCTTCGGGCGGCGGAGTTTTGGAGTGGTTTTCATTGTCTTTTTTCGCCCTTCGCGTCCCTCATCTCATCGTGCCCCGCCTTGAGCACGCGCAGGGTTTGCCGTGCGAGGTGTTCAGAGAAGGCAGGCGGTATTGCCTCCACGAGTTCAGCGCGATTCGTCCAGTCTATCCCCATCGCTTCACGCGCCATCGTCATCGGCGCGCAGTTGCCGGCCACGCTGATGAGTGTTCCGGGTTTCCAGTGTCCGGCCTTGCTCGTCGGCGTTTCGTGCTTTGGATGCGGCGGCACAGTCAGCGGCACGTTGCTCTCGAAGATTCGATGCCGATAGGTTGCCAGCCCGAACATTGCACCGCAGAGCATCACCGGATTTTCGAGCGGCGCACCGACCACGTTTTCGATTATCCACGGGCCGCCCCACGCTTTCAGTTTTGCGCGAGTCGCGGCGATGAGGCTCGGATATTTGTCGCGCAGTCCTTCGCGGCAGCCACTCATGCGGCTGTGATTCTGACACGGCGGAGACGCCCACACGAAGTCATAGCCGGACAGGTCAGCTTCGAGCGCATCGCCCTGGACGAACGCGAACGGATAGTTTGGCTGGTTCACGATGTCCACGCCGGTCACGTTGTAGCCAGCGCGGTGCAGTCCCATGCCTGCACCGCCAGCGCAGCAGAATAGGTCGAGCGCACGGTAAAGGCGGGGAACCAGTCCTTGCAGAGAACCCGGCCTTCGCGTCGTGGGTGAAATCGTGGCGTTCATTTGGCCGGGTCTCTGAAGTCTGTTCTGCCCTCTTGCGAGAGCGATGCGGTAATTCATTTCGAGCGCCATCCAGACGTGAGCCGGAATGTTGAGCGCGTGTTCAAGCTCCAGCGCTGTGTGCTCGGTGATTCTCGCCTTTGCGTGGATGATCTCGTTGATCGTCTTGATCGGCCTGCCCATCGTTTCAGCCAGCAGCGTTTGCGAGATGCCTTTCGCCTTGAGAGTCTCGCGCAGGGTGTCCCCTGGTGGCGTAGCGTAAGGCAGAACCACGGCACGGCTGCCAACCTTCGGGGCGGGTGTCGTTTTTCGTGTTTTCATGAGTCAGTTGCCGCCCCTTCGGTCGGCAGAGTTGGGTCGTTCTGTGAACTCAGCCACTCGTGGCCGGCATCTTGTGCGGCTGTCCACTTTCGGCGGGCTTCCATCATCGCTTCGTGCGTGCAGTAGGCGTCCATTTCTTCGCGTGCGACTTCCTCGTCGCCCCATTCCCTCTCTACTTCGCGGCGGATCGCCATGAGATCGTGCGGGTATGGATTCGCCAGCAGAGCGGCCACTATTTCCGCAGCCGTCGCCTGACGCTGGTCGTTAGCGCCAAGAAGTGCGCGCCATTGGTTGATTGTGATTCCGTGACTCGCGTCGTTTATTCCGTGGTAGCTCAGGTAGATTGAGCCGTCGTTTCGTTGGTCGAATCGTAGGATACACTCACCCGGCCAGTTTTCGGGGATTCCTTTTGCGACAGCCACAAAAGGCGCTAACAAGGCGTGCGAGGCAACGCCGGTAACGTCTGTCTTGGATTCGGTGCTCATTTTCGGCGTGCCTCCACTTGATCGTCCAGTTTGATTTCCTCATTTTGCGAAAGCGGCTGCACGAGCACCGCCTCCTGCGCCCCGGCCCGTCGCTCCGCCAGCCTCCGGCCCATCTCCTCACGGCGGCGCTGCGTCTCTGTGTCCACCGTGATGCTGTGCTCGTGCTTGACGATGACCACCGCCGCGCCGCCCTGAGCGTTGAGCGTGTCGCGGCTCAGCTTCATCGCCATCGCCGCCGCGCCGAGCAGATCCGCCTTCGTCGCCTTGTCTCCCAGTTCGGAAACCTTGTCGATCATCTCCGCCTCCAGCAGCTCCAGCTTCAGCTTCTTCAGATCGCGGAATTTCGTGATGCCCAGGCGCGGATCATTCTGGATCATCACCCCGATGAGCCGCCGCATGGACTTCTCAGTGATGCCCTGCGTCCCGTCCGCGTTCTTGCGCAGCGGCGCATAGTCGTGGGCCAGCCTGGACACATTCAATTCCAAGCCCAGGATGCACTCCAGCACCGTTTCATAAGTCTCCGGGTCAATCCGCTGCCAGTCCTCATTCGTCCGCCGCCGCCCCGGCACCGACACAGTCGGCACCTCCAGCCCCAGCTCCGTCGTCACCACGCGCGCACCCTCCGGCATTGGCAGCGGCTCCGTCGTCATTGGGGGTTCTTCAGGGCTCATGATTCAGAGTTTTGTAGTTCCGCCTTCAGGCGGTCTGGGTGATCGGGCCGGAGAATAAAATGGGGCGTTCTTTCATGCGTGTTGTTGGTTAGGGGTAATGAGTTAATCGCCAAAGACCGATTCGGTTTCCATCCGTGCGGCGCTGACATGCTTGCTGGCAGGCTGCTTTCTCGGTTTCGCGGTGTAAGTGCCCATCTGCCAGTCCCGGCTGTCACTGCTGTTGAGCTTGGGCATCCGCGTGCTGAAGCGGGTCAGTTCCTTCACATAGCGCACTTGCAGCTCTGGCGTCGGCCCGCGCCGGTTCTTGCGGACAAACAGCATGGCTTTCTCCTCGTAGTCCTGGCGCGCAAATCCGCCTTCGTCTTCAGCATACTTCAGGCCGTCGCTCCACAGTTGCGGACTGCGATCCCGGCGCGGCTCGATCTGGTCACGCCACGCTTTTTGTTTGTCTTCAGTGAGCCGGTGCCACTTGGCATATTCATCCTCACGGTGCAGAAACAGCACATGATCGGCATACTGCTCGATGGCGGCGCTGCCGGCCAGGTCTGCCAGCACGGGCGGTTTGCCTGGGTTCTTGTCAGAATCACGGTTCATCTGCACCAGCAGGAAGATACCCAGATGGTGCTCCTTCTTCAAAAATTGCAGGGTCTCCATGACTTCAACCAGTCGCATCCTTTCATCTCCCTGAACCTTCGGGTTCACGGACTTCACCAGGTGCAGATGGTCCACCATGATCCAGCGGATGCCGTGCCGCCGCTTGGCCAGTTGCACCTGCGCGCGCAGATCTGCCGTGCTCACCGCCGCGCTGGCACAGACCAGCAGTGGAGCTTGCTGGAGCTTGCGTGACTGCACGCTGATTGCCGCGTGATCTTCACGGGAAAAGTGGCCGGTGATCGCCTTGCTGGTGTCCACGCCCGCCGGGCCAAGCACAAGCCGGGTGTAAAGTTGGTTGGCTGACATTTCGATGCTGAAGATCAGCCCAGGGCATCCCATCTCCACCGCCAGATGATTGGCGACAGTGCCCGCCATCGCCGTCTTGCCCATGGCCGGGCGGCCTGCGATGACGCAGATCTCCCCCTCAGCATCATCAATGCCGTGCAAAGTCTGATCAACTTCGTGGATGCCGGTCGTGAGACCGAGCACTTTCCCGCGATTGTCGATGGTCCGCTGCAAGTGATCGACCCAGTTCGCCACGCCGTCCTTGGCGGTCACCGCCCCCTCGCGGCTCTCCCCCAAAGACTGCGCCGCCTCGACCAAGGAGAAAAGGCGCGACTCGGCGGCCGTGATCATTTCCACCACATCGCTGTCATCCTGTTCGCCTGCGTTTTGCGCGCCATCGGTGATCAGCGCCGCCGCATGGATGAGCCTGCGCAGCAGCCATTTGTCCATGACGATCTTCAGGTAATGCACGAAGTGGCTCGGGCTGGGCACGAACGTGAATATCTCCGTGATCGCCGCCGGGCCGCCCACCCGCTCAAGCAGGCCTTTGTCACGCAGATGGTTCGTCAGCAGCACCGGGTCCAGAGGCTTGTTGTCGTCTGCCAACTCCAATAGACCACTGTAAATCGTGCGGTTCGCCTCATGGTAAAAACCATCCGGCGGCAGCTTGTTGCGTGCCTCTGTCATGCGGCCTTCAGGATCTTGAAGCAGGCTGGAAATCACGCCTTTCTCTGCCTCATCCGAGAACGGCAGCGCTTTGTTGATCGAAGCCAGCAGCTCCTCCGCCGTGGCCTGCTCGTGGCGCTTCCTGCCGAATGGATTTTGTGGGGCTTGCTCGCTCATGGCTGCGACCCCCCTTCATTTTTTTTCAGCCAAGCACGCACCTGGGCCTGATCCG